AAACTACGAGCATGACTTACAGCAACGCTATTTCAGAGCGTAAAGCTCTAATTGACTTCTCTATGAAATATGTTCTAACAGCCATTGAACAAAGGCTCTCCATGCCAGATTTTGTCAGTTCAACCACAGAGGTTCGTTTCTCGTTAGACGAGTTCCTTCGTGGAGATCCATTACAACGCGCTCAAGTCTATGAAATCTTAAATCGAATTGGCGCGATGAGCGTTGAGCAGATTCGAGAAGAAGAAGATCTGATCGATAACAAGGAGAACAGCTAATGAAGATAACAATGCCAGTAACACTAACAGCGGCAGATGCAGAATCTCGCATTATCGCTGGTCGCATCGTTCAATGGAATGCTGAAGGCAATACATCAGCAGGTGCAACAATGTTCGAGCCTAATTCAATCAAATTCTCAAAGAATGTTAAATTGGTTTTACAGCATGACCAAACTCGTCCATTGGGTAAATTGATGGAATGGTCAGAAGATGAAACAGGCATTACAGCATCATTTAAGATCGCTAAGACAACAGCGGGCAACGATGCACTAGAAGAAGCTGCTACAGGGCTTCGTTCAGATTTTAGCGTTGGCGTAGACGTTGAGGACTGGGATAACAAGAATGGCGTTATGGCTATTAGCGCATCAAAGTTGATCGAGGTCAGCCTTGTCACAGACGGAGCAATACCAGGAGCCGAAGTGCAAAAGGTAGCAGCAGAAGATAACCAAGTTTCTGAACCCGAAGTTCAGGATGAAACACCAAAAACCACAGAAGGAGAACAAGTGTCAGACACTACCGTTCCAGAAGTCGCTCCTGCCGCAGAAACGGTAGAGGCTGCTAAGGTTGAAGTAAAGGCTGCAACAGCACCTTACACTTCAGTCAAAGTTCGTAACCCAATCGTGGATAAGGCTTCTTATCTCGAGCACTCAGTTCGCGCCTCACTAGGCAACGAAACTTCAAAGATGTATGTTGCAGCAGCAGCAGATATCACAGACAACGCAGGACTAGTTCCTACTCGTCAGCTAACAGAGGTCATCAACGGCATCTCAAACGCTGATCGTCCATTCATCGATTCAATCTCTCGCGGTGCATTGCCAGATGCTGGAATGACCTTCGAAATTCCGAAAATTACCGTGGCTCCTACGGTTGCAGTTGCAGCCGAATTCGGTACACCATCAGAGACAGACCAAAACGCAGCGTTCGTTTCTGTGAGTGTCCAAAAATTTATCGGACAGCAGACCTTCAGCCTTGAGCTTCTAGATCGTTCATCACCAGCATTCTTTGCTGAGCTTGTTCGTCAAATGGAGTTCGCATACGCGAAGGCAACAGATGCAGCAGTTGGTACAGCACTAATCACAGGTGGAACAGATGGCGGAAACCGCGCAGCATTTACAACAGGCGCTCTAGTCGCTGATTTCGTTTCAGATGCAGCAGTTTCAATCTACAAGGGCACACTTGGATTCGCGCAGAACATTGTAGTCTCTCCAGAACAATGGGGCGCATTGATGGGCTTGGTCGATGGTTCAAACCGTCCAATCTTCCAGCAGACAATCAACCCACAGAATGCAGGCGGAGATCTAACTGCAACAGCAGTCCGTGGAAACCTACTTGGTCTAAACCTTCGCGTTTCACGCGCATTAACAGACACAGCAGGACTTGGAGATAACACAGCAATCGTTGTTAATCCAGATGCTTACACATGGTACGAGTCACCTCGTCTATCACTACAGACAAACCTAATTTCAACTGGTGCAGTTCAAGTTGGGTATTACGGTTATGGCGCAGTTGCGACAAAGCTTGGCGCAGGCGCATACCGTTACATGGTTTCATAAAAAACCATTAACTAATCATGGGGGGGCGGTTGCTCCCGATCGCTCCCCCAGTCGTTTATTGAGAGGAATTGGAAATGGCAACAATAGTCACACCAGCCGAATTACGCTCTGTGCTTGGCGTTTCCAATTCTCTCTATAACGATGCTTATTTAACAGATGTAATCGACACAGCTGAAGCAGTTATCTTGCCTATGCTAGTTAAGTATTCAAGTCCTATCGACACAGTTACATTGCAAGATAACATTGCAACATATGGAGTTCTAGGCGATAACAATTTCAGCGATGGTCAGAGCGTAGTTATAACAGGCGTAGGTGCGCCATTTAACGGCACTTTTACTATTATTGAATCTAGCAACATTGATGTCGAAGATTTTATCGTTCGCTCAAGCTCACGCATTTATTTAGACGGGGCTTACAGAGAATTTAACGGTTACTTTACTGTTGCAATTACAGGCGCAGATGTCACAGAGCGCAAGGTAATCCCATCAGGCTTAGCGACTCTTTCAGGCGCTTCTACTTATGTAGGAAACGCAGCCGTAGAGTCAGCAGTCTTAGCAGTATCAGTAGAAGTATTCCAATCCCGCATTGCTCCTGGTGGACAGATCGAAGGCGTAGACTTTACGACTGTTAGCCCATATCGCTTAGGCCGTAGCCTCTTTAATCGAGTGTCAGGACTTCTCGGAGCGTTTATCGACACCGATTCAATGGTGCAGTAATGCCGAACACAATTCTTGACACAGTACGCCAACCTTTAGCAACAGCCTTTGCAGGCGTTGCAGGCAATGTGTACGCCTATGTGCCAGAAGCTCCTATGGTTCCTTTTGTAGTAACCGTTCCAGATTCTCCATATTTAGAGCTTGAGACAATTAACAAGTCTACGCTTCATATAAAGATTAACTTGGTTATATCTGTAGCGGTTGCATATAACAGCAACCCTGCATCGCTCGACAATCTCGAGCAGCTCGTCATAAGTGTTCTGAAGGTGATCCCAGCAGGGTACACAGTCGGAGCGGTTGAAAAACCAACAGTAACTCAAGTCGGCCCATCTAATGTGTTGGTCTCCGATATCAGAGTTTCTACCTACTATACACAAACAAACTAAAGGATAAATAATGGCAACCGTAGTAATTACAGGGCGCGATGTTTCTCTATCTTTCACAGGTGGAACAGATATCGAAGCACAAGCAACAAGCGCAATTCTAACAAAGACAAATGTTCGTGAGACATACCAGACTCTCGATGGCGAAGCTTACAAGACGGTCAATATTGAGGCAGAGTTTGCTCTTTCAATGCTTGCCGACTGGGGTAAGGCTAACTCAGTATGCGAAGCTTTATGGACAGCAGCAGAGACAGCACCAGATAACACTATTACAATGACAATGACTGCAGCTACAGGCGCTGTGTTTGCGTTTGATGTATTCCCAGAATTTCCTACAGCAGGAGGCGCTGGAACAGATGCTCAGACTGTAGACTTTACTTTCAAAGTACAAAAGGGCGCAGTAACAGAAACCTTCAGTTAAAAACTAGAAACGGGAGCAAACAATGCAACAGCAGATAACAATTAAATATAACGATGGATCTGAAGATACTTATCAAGTCAGACCACCAGATTATGCCAAGTGGGAAATGGCCACTAAAAAGGTCATTTCTAACTTTGGTGGTATGTGGGATATTTTGTATGTAGCTCATTCAGCAATGAAGCGAGATGCAGGCGGAAAACCCGTTAAGCCATTAGAGACTTGGATGGAGACGGTGGCAGATGTCGAGGTGGGAAATGATGACCCAAAAGTCACGCAAGAGGAAGCGTAAGCCGACTCTTAGTTGATCTGGCAATAGCGACACAGATCCCTATGTCAGAGTGGCAAACAGCAGAAGATATTTTAACCGCAATAGAGATTTTAGAAGAAAGGAATAATCGTGGCTGAACAAACGGCTCTCGATAAAACCGAACTTCGTGCAGTCTTTAAGGCGTTAAAGAATATGGACGAGCAGGCAGTAGACGAAGCCAAACGCCAGTCTGGTGCTTTAGCAGAGTATGCTCGCAAAGAGGTCATTGGCGCTGCATCGGGATTACAGTCCCGAGCAGTTGCCAGCCGTATTGCTCTAGGTTCAAAAGTTAAAAAATCAAGCCGAATAGGTGAGATCACTTACGGCTTTGCTGCTCAAAAATTCTCAGGTGGTGCAACCACTAAAGTCCTTTGGGGGCCTTCAGAATTTGGTACTAACAAGCTAAAGCAGTTTCCTGTTTGGTCAGGCCCTAATCCTGCGGGCGGTCGAGGTTCTAAGGGTTACTTTATCTATCCAACACTTCGCAGGATTCAGCCTTACATCGTAGCTGAGTGGACTAAATCATTTGACAAGATTTTGAAGGAGTGGACATAATGGCTAAAGACAGTAGAGCCTTAACGCTTAAACTCCTTGCGGATATCAATGACTTTACCAAGAATATTAACAAAGCCGATAATGAAGTAACTGGCTTTGGTGACAAGGTTACTAAATTTGGCAAAGTAGCAGGCGCAGCCTTTTTAGCAGCAGGGGTTGCAGCAGCGGCATATGCAGGAAAGTTAGCCATTGATGGCGTTAAAGCTGCTATCGAAGATGAAGCAGCCCAGGCTAAATTAGCAACCACATTAAAGAATGTGACTGGCGCTACAGATGACCAGATCAAGGCCACAGAAGATTACATTCTTAAGCAGTCTTTGTTATTTGGTGTTACAGATGATGAGCTTCGTCCATCGTTAGATCGATTAACTCGTGCTACTGGCGATGTTACTAAAGCGCAACAGTTGCAATCTATTGCAATCAATATTGCAGCGGGCACAGGTAAAAGTCTCCAGGCAGTCACAGAAAGCCTCTCCAAAGCACAGGAAGGCAACCTTGCCGGTCTTTCACGGCTTGGCGTAGGTATTACAAAGGCTGAACTTGCAACCCTTACATTTGAGCAGATAACAGCGAAACTAGCCACGACTTTTGAAGGTCAAGCATCAAGACAGGCAGACACCTTTCAAGGAAAGATGGCTCGCTTATCGGTTGCTTTTAATGAAGCAAAGGAAACAGTTGGATCATTCATCCTTGATGCCGTTACTCCTTTAGTTGAAAACATTGTTACCTATATTGTTCCAGCAGTGCAGGCATTTATCGATGGCTTTACTGGGGGTAGCGGATTAAAGAATGCTTTTACTCAGATTATTGAAGTTGCAAAGACTATACTTATCCCTATCTTCAATGGCGTTCAATCTGTCTTTAACAAGGTTAGAGATGCCGTTAAGGATAACGAAAAAGAATTTAGAGCCTTATGGTCATTTACTAAGAATGTCTTAGCGCCATTTTTGGGCGGGGCGTTTAAGGTCGCTTTTGAGGTAATCGGCACAGTTATTGGCACAACGATTACTGCTGTGGCCAAACTTATTGGTTTGTTTGAAGCTCTCTTTAGAGCAGGTCAAAAGGCGGCCTCATTTTTAACCTTTGGTTTAGTTGGTGGATCTTCAAATATAAGCCTGCCGGCAACTACTACTCCTTCTACAGGATTTGCACTACCTCCAATTATTCCTGGCACAAAAGGCTTTGTTCCTGGTGGCTCTACCGTTACAAATAACATTACGGTCAATGGGGCTATTGATTCAGAATCCGCAGCTCGTCAAATTGTCCAGGTACTTAACCAGTCCTCATACCGTGGATCTCTTGGCGCAGGAGCGTTAGTAGCAGTATGACAGCCTGGACTCCAGATTGGGCAGTAGAAGTTAATGGGGCAGGAGATGTCACTAACCTAGTCATAGCCAATTTAACGATCACCTCTGGTCGCTCTGACATCTATTCTCAGCCTGTTGCAGGTTATTGCCGTTTTACTATGCTTAATCTTAATCAGTCTGCCACTAATTTCGATGTCAATGATTCAGTAGTAATTAAAGTAAAAAACTCATCTGGGGTTTATGTGCCTTTGTTTGGTGGAGATATCACAGATATCGATGTTACGGTTCAAACAGGCGAACCAGCCATTACTCAGGCAATTACCGTTACAGCTCTAGGCGCATTAGCCAAATTGCCTAAAACCTTGACCGAGGGCGTACTATCCAAAGATTTTGATGGAGACCAGATTTACACGATTTTATCTCAGGTGCTATTTGGCACTTGGAATTCAGTACCAGCAGCTCTTGAGTGGGCTAACTATGAGGCAACGACAACCTGGGCAAATGCTGAAAACTCAGGCTTAGGCGAGATCGATCGTCCTGGAGATTATGAGCTTACAGCCCGTTCAGCAGAGATTACAGATATTTATAGCCTTGTAGCTTCATTAGCTTTATCGGGTCTCGGTTACATCTTTGAGGACTCATCAGGCAGAATTGGATATGCTGACAGTACTCATCGCAGCGAATATTTATCTGCTAATGGTTATGCCTTTGTTGATGGCGGTTGGGCTTATGCCGCTGGAATCGCTACATCAAGGCGCTTAGGTGATCTTCGCAATGAGGTTACTATTACTTATAAAAACGATGCTCAAGAGACAGCATCAGATGCAGCCTCTATTGCTCTTTATGGCTACCAGGCTGAAAACATTTTAACAAGCATAGAAAACCAAGCAGATGCAGAATCTCAAGCAGAATTCTATTTAGACATTAGGGCATATCCGCAAGACCAGTTTAAGTCAATTACCTTTCCTATGACTAACCCAAACATCCCAGATGCTTCACGAGACCAAGCTCTTAATATATTTATGGGCTTACCTTTAGACATTGAAGATTTGCCGTTAAACATAGCAGAAGGCCGATACCAGGGCTTTGTAGAAGGCTGGACTTGGACTAGCCGTTTTAACGCATTGGATCTAACAGTCATTGTTTCCCCTGTGGCTTTTAGCCTGCAAGCCTTTAGATGGAACAATGTGCCAATCGGGGAAAGATGGAACACAATAAGTCCTACTTTGGACTGGAATAACGCTACAATAGTAGCCTGATGAAGGAGAAAAATGGCTAGCACAACAAACTATAACTGGGTCACTCCAGATGACACGAGTCTCGTAAAAGATGGCGCAGCGGCTATTCGTACTCTTGGCTCCTCTATCGATACCACTACAAAGGCGCTTAACCCATCTACCACTCTTGGCGATATCGAATACCGATCATCAACAGCCAACACAAACACCCGTTTGGCTGTTGGCACAACTGGACAGGTTTTAACTGTTGCAGGCGGTGTGCCTTCATGGGCAACACCAGCAGCAACCACACCTACATTTGAAGGTTGCTCATTAGCTCGATCCGCTGATTTATCTGTTCCAAACAATACAGAAACGACTGTTACTTGGGACACAGAAACTTTTGATGTTGGCGGTTTCCACAGCACATCTAGTAACACAAGCAGAATTACAATTCCAACAGGCAAAGGCGGCTACTATCGCATATCTGGCTTTGTCGGTTTATTTGAGAACCCAACGCAGGCTAACTCTGTCAGTTTGCGTGTGAAAAAAAATGGTACATTGGCTTACCAATTACAAGAAACGGCAACATTACAAAAAGAATTGGCCTTCACATTTATCATAAATTTAGCGGCTACCGATTATGTTGAGATGTTTGCCTTTCAAAATACTGGTGGCACATCTACATTTTATTCAGGCGTTTTTAGCAACTTTAGCGCATCATTCATAGGAGCATAAATGATTAAAGTAACCCGACCAGTAAACCTTAATGGCGCAGAATTGATCGATGAATTAACCGCAAAGGGCGTTAAGGTAAAAGGTGTGCCTTTTATCGATGGCAATAACGATCTGTTCTTAGATATTGCAGAAAAGGATTTGGTTAAAGCCGAGGAAGTCCTAGCAAAGCACAATGGAACACAAAAAGCACCTGAGCTAACTGTCGCGCAGAAGTTAGAAAGTGTGGGACTATCACTAGATGATCTAAAGGCTGCTCTAGGTCTTTAATGAAACCTCGTTTATCTAAATCGGTTATTCAGTTAAGAGAACAGGCAGACGATGCTTATCCTGACAGAGACCGTAAAAGTGACGGCACGATCGGAGATGCCAAGCACTCAACCAGAAAGAGCGATCATAACCCTGACCCTGATACAGGGATTGTCCGCGCTATCGATCTCGATGCTGATTTCAATGGACAAGCCTCTACGGCTGCTTACATTGCCGATCAGATACGAATTGCAGCCAAGTCAGATAAACGCATTAGTTATGTCATCTTTAATCACAAGATTGCAAGCGCTAGAAGCTTCTGGAAATGGCGCAAGTACACGGGAGTCAAT